TCTCTGCATATGTCTCCTGCTTTTTGGAGAAAGCTTCTGGGCTTTACCCCTTCTGGCTCAATAGGTAGATTTTGTATATCGTAAACTCTTCTAACAAAATCTTCATACTCAGGGATATTTCCTATCGAAGAGTTGCCATAAATATCAAAAAGAGTTGAGTGAATAGCAAAGAGCTGTCTACTCTTTTCGTTAATGCCTCTAATTGATCTTCTTATTGTTGATAACTCGTACAAAGGTAGGGCGTTGAATATGTGGTCCCATTTAATTCCATAAAGAGTTGTTGATTCTATGGCTCCTTTGGGAACAATGCTCTCAGCAACTGTAGTCTTTCCTGATCCAGCTTTGCCAGATAGCCCAATTATAATTGGGTTGTTTTCGTCAAAGTTTTTTATCATGACAGTATTATACCATCTATCTTTCTAGATTTCCCATTTTTCTTTCAGTAAGCTGATCAAGAAATTGATTAGCTAGAGCGTCTGGCTCCCAAACAAAAGATCTTGGAACTTGCAAAACCCTAAATGGGTACTCGTCTCTAATGTCTTCAATTGTCATTAAAAGCGGAACAAGAGATGCGTTCTTGCACTTCCACTTTCCATTAATATGATTGGCCACAACTGATGAATCCGTATATATTATAGGATCTTTAAAGTCTGACATAGCACATATCAAGAGGCCAGCAATAACAGCTTCATACTCAGCTTCATTATTCGTTCTTGCACCAAGCCCCCTTGCAAACTGGGCTACCTTTTTTCTATTTTTATAAACAACAGTAGCGCAGGCTGCTTCGCCAACTCTTTTTTGACCTTGGCCTCTTGACGCTCCATCACAAAAAACTTCTATATTCATTTACGATCAGTCTACAGAAATATCATTTGGTATGTTGAGCTCTTTTGCTCTACTGGTTATGTTATTTTTCTGAGAAGGAGTGGAGGCAATGTAGGTTGAAAGCAGAAGATACCTTTCCCCCTTATACTTGGCCTGTATAGGAAAATCTAAATCTTTTCTAACAGTTGAATAAAACTCTCTAGAAGAGTTAACAGCTTTATAGTGTCCTATATACATAATTAAAAAGTCCTAAAATCACTTTCTGAAAAAGATCCTTTATCTTCTCTTGCAGAAGCAATCTGCATAGATTGCACTTTGTCCATCAATTTTCTTGCTGACTCAGAGGAAATTCTAGCAGAAGACTCTATTGACTCAGCTAGCTGAACTACGGCTTCCATGGCCATAAGGGCCATGTATTCATTATCTGCTCTAGATATTGCGTGAGCTTCTCTTTCGGCTTCGTTTTTTCCAATTCTATTGGCTTTATAAACTCTCTTGTACTGCCCCTCAAGAATCTTATACTGAGCTCTTGCTATGCCGGCAAATCTAGCTGCTCTACCATAAACGTTTGATGATCTAGCCACTAGTGAAGCTAGGTCGTGTATTGTAAGGTCAACATAGTTTGCATCGGGTATCTCAATATAATACTTAGAAATTTGTTTTTCGTCTGCGATTGCAGCGACTATCTCTTGAATTTGTGGGTCAAGAAATTTAGATAGGTTTTCCAGAAGTATACTTATAGACTCAGTGTTCACTTGCTAGTCTTCTTCCTCTTTCTCAAGATCAATGGGTATAATCATATCATATCTATTGGACTCTTTGACGATGTTTCTTAGTTTATCTTTGATTTTTGATATGTGCTCCCTAACCGTATTGGGGTGTTCAGTAATTTTAATAGCTATTTCGGAAGATCTTTTTTTGTCAATATATCTCCACTTTAAAAGCTGTCTTTCCTGTACTGTCAGCTGATCAAAAGGAACTGTTGCAGTCTCGCCTAAAACCCAGTACTCATCAACTTCTTCAGCAAAGATAAGGTCGTAGAATGCGTACTCTAAGGTATCGACGTTGACTCCACCCGTTGTTTCAGACTCTTGTTGATTCTCAGAATTGCTAGGATCTACTAGTGCAAAAGACTTCCTGCCTAATTGATCAATCAAAAATGTATCAACACTTTTTTTGAGAAGATAAAAAAAGTAACTGTAGAGAAATGCGCTGAACGGAATGTCGCCCTTTTTTTCATATCTTTGAACACACTGAAAAAATGTCATATTAACAGTTTGCCTAACGTCTTCTTCAGTGCAATACCTCTTTGTCATGTACGTTATTCCGATTCATAGCCTCAAAGACGACTTTGGTATGCTGAGACTTTAGCTTATTTCTAAGAACTGCGTACCTAGTTTGATTGTCCTTAATAAAAAGGGCAACAAATCTTCTGATATCGTAATCAGACAAGCTATACTTGCCCACATAAAGCATTGTCACATATTTGGTTAAAAAGTTATTAAAGACTTTTAACAACTCCTCTGACGCTTTTGAGTCTCCGTTTTTTTGCTCTGTTAATTAGGTCCTGCATCTCGCTTTCCTCAAGCGAGTAATACTGCTCTTTGTAAGTTGCCATCTTAATTTCCTTCCCAATAAGGGATTTTATTCATAAAACTATTTTTTATATCTTCATAAAATAAAACAGTTGGTATTCCAAGTTCTTCTGCGAACTTTTTAGCATCGGTAGAGTATTTGCTGATGACGAATGTCATTTTTTCAAACTCAGCTGGATAATATCTCTTGAATCTTTTAAGTTTTATTTTGCTTTTATCATCAAGGTAACCCTTTATCTCAACCCATTCTTCAGTATTAGAAAAATAAAAGTCTGGAGTGTAACCCTTGGTTCCCCTCTTTATTGGAAACGTAAAAACTTTTGGCTCAAACTCAAATTGTATTTCGTACGCATTAAGAATTCTTGCAAAGTTTGCTTCCCAATTTGACCTTAGATTCATGCCAAGGTCTTTTCTGTATCCGCTCTTAGTGTGTCTGTAGGCGTTGCCTTTTTGTGTTCTTGTGCCGCTCTTCTAGTAGGTCAATGTCTATTGTCTCTGCGATGAGCTTTTTAAAGTTAGGTATTTTTTTCTTTAGAGATCTGTCCAAAAAAAACTCTTCTGGACTTGCGCTGCCTATACTCATCGTGCTATCCTTTTCTTCCTAAGATACAGAGATATTATACTTTATAAAATCATAAAAAACAAAAAAACCACAAAATAAGTTGCCACCAAGGCAGAAAGGTGATAGGATACCTGTCATGAACACACTAAACACCATTATCAACAGCATGAAGCAGAACATCAACGAGAATGCAATTGAGACTCTCTCGTCTATTGGCGTCAGCCATAGCGAGGCCGTCAAGGTTGTAGTGGAGAACGACTTTGATCTCCTGGCCTCGGCTGAGCTCTACCCCGTAGAGCAGTTCTGACCTGAGCTGTAAGCTTCCCCCCTCTGAGATTCGTCTCGGAGGGGGGATTTTTTATGCCTTAAATATCTTTATTAAATTTTTTGTATCTCACTGCACCTATGCCGCAAGCACCACTTCGGGCGTGGTCACAGAATGAGCAGATTCTTTCGTTTTTTGTGGGAATAAAATTCCCGTCATCCATTATTTTATTGATTCTTTTAACAAGAGTTTCCTTTACATATTCCAGATCTTCTTGCGAATATGTGTGAGACTTGAGTCTTCCAGATCTTAAATAGTGAAGCGATGCCGTTATATTCTTGTCAGGAAATATGACAGAGGCAGCTAGTGCATATATGCCCAACTGCAAATTGGTTGCAACATCTTTTGCTGCTACCTCTCTCTTGCCAGTTTTATAGTCAACAATGTGAACATTGTCGCCGGAAACATCTACCCTATCTATGTATCCTATTATAGAATAGTTTCCAATAACAAAGTTAAATCCAAGTTCTTTTTCATATACATCAAAAACCTTATCTTGATTTAAGTCGTAGAACTCTTCAAGAATCTGATTGCCAGCGAATATAAGCTCTTTTGATATCTGATTATTTGGATCGTAAGAAAGCTTCTTTTCTTCATAGTTTGACTTTATCTGCTCTATATCAAGAGGAGATTCGCTTGAAACTAGGTCCTCTAAAACAGAGTGAACTATGTTGCCAAGAACAGCAGCTTCTCCAAACTGCCTTGGCTCTTTCTTTATATAAGAAAAGAAATATTTGGACGGACACATCTCATACGTATCAATCCTTGAATAACTAAACTCAGTTAATGTAAGCTTTTGAAAGTCATCTAAATCTGAGATACTTTTTATTTGAATGCTCACAAATCCTCTTTGATCTCGTTACCATTTTCGTCATACTCAATGCCCTCAGGACTTAGCCTATGACCGTTGGCTTGGTTTTCTAGCCAGCCTTCTCCAACAGAGATCCAACCAGTGTCTCCATATTCCATATGATCATCTTCAAGATGTGGCCACATACTCACCATCTACCTTTATTTTACACTGTAAAAAATCGTCTACGTTAGTATAGTAATCAAGTACCGTCTTTAAGTCCTTTAGCTCTTTTTGTTCAAGCCAAAGACCTACTATGCCCATTTGTATAAAATATGTAGGACTGTCCTCAACATAAGGGGTGCTGTATTCAATTAAGGCAGCCTTACCCTTTTCTATTCTTCCTATTTCTTTTCTCATATATATTAGTCCTCATCTACTATTGTAATTGGATTCCATTTTGGATCATTGAGCTTTTCTCTCATGTCATTAACATAAGAGTCCCAGTCTCTTTCGTCTTCAGATTTCTTTTCATACTTGACTTGACCCTTAAATGGATTTGACTTAAACCTAGTCATAATCAACTTGCCCTGCTGAGTCTTCCATCTCAAGACGCCATTCTTGCAGTCACAGAAATCCTCTGGATGAACTTCTATTCTTCCCTCTGGGTCATATCTACCCGAGCATCCGTTACACTTTGTGTAGCGACCCTTGTCCTGACATCTGTTGCAGGACGAACAGAATACCCAGCATGGTTTTTCAGAAGGGTTTTTAAACGAACCTTTAGCTGCCATTATATTTCCTTTGTTTCCTTTATTAATTTTTCCAAAGAATCTTTGACCACCACTGAGGTAGTTGTATTAAACTTAAATCTAACTTTTTGTCTTTCTTCGTCTATCTCAAGAAAAACATAAGATCCACCTTTGTGAGATTTAATTATATCATTTATTTTTTTGATAGTCTCTTCAGATATGTTATTTTTTGCTTTTAAGTAAATTGGTCTGCCACCAGAAAAATGAGATAGATCAACCTTTTCACAAGAGTTTAAAACAATTTTGTTGGTTGATCTTTCTTCATCACCCTCTTTATTTAGGGTGCCAGTTATCTTTATTACCTCTCCGTCAGAGAAGAAATCGTCGCCATAAGACTTTGCCTCTCTGGGAAATACTATGATTTCAACTTCTGATGAAATATCTTGAAGAGTGAACTTATACATTCTTGCACCCTTCTTGGTTAAAATCTTTTTTGAGTTTGATATGATTCCAGCCAAAGATACCCTAGAAGACATATTAACATCTTCAAGTTCAATTATTTCGTGAGATATATTTTCTGAAAGAAGATCCCAAATTCCATCTACAGGATTTTTTGAAACGTAAATTCCGAGCTCTTCTTTTTCTCTCTCAAGAAGAGACAGCTCTGTTCTTCTACCAAAGTCCTGGTCTATCGCATACTCAATAAGCTCATCAAAAGCACCGCTTGCCGCAAGGTGCTCAAGTGTTGACTTCTTTAGTACCGCTATGTTTGTTCTTCTAAGGAAGTCGTGCATTGACGTATAGGGTCTATCTTCTTTTCTATTCGATAGTATTGCATCAGAAACTGCGTAGCCTATTCCATTAATCGCAGCTAGGCCAAAGATTATGTTTCTATCATCAATGACGCCAAAGTCTTCAATTGATCTGTTAATTGAAGGTGGGGCTACCTTTATGTTCATCTTTCTGCAGTCTGAAAGATAAAGGGACAGCTTATCTTTGTTCCCAGCTACCGATGTTAAAAGAGCTGCCATATACTCCGCAGTATAGTTTACTTTTAGATAAGCAGTGATGTAGGAAATCATTGCGTAGCTTGCGGCGTGGGCTCTGTTGAATCCGTAACCACCAAAGTACTCAATGTCAGAATATATTTTATTGGCTCTATCCTCATCTAGGTTAGAGTATTGCATGCAGCCCTGAACAAACTTGTTTCTAAACAAAGCGATCTTGTCCATTAGCTTCTTGCCAATTACTTTTCTGAGATCATCTGCTTCAGCTGAAGTAAATCCAGCCAGCTCTCTTGCTACACCAAGAACATCTTCTTGGTACAACATGATTCCAAGAGAAGGGCCTAGAACTTTCTCTAGGTTGGGGTGGTCATATGAGATTTTTGATCTGCCATGCTTTCTGTCTATATAAAGCTTATCCATGCCAGAGCCCATTGGCCCTGGTCTGTAAAGAGAGATAAGTGCCATGATGTCCTGAATGTTCTGAGGCTGTAGTTGAACCATGAGCTCTCTCATTCCAGAAGACTCAAGCTGGAACACGCCTATTGCGTTACCCTTGCAAAGTTCGTTATATGTAGTCTGATCATCTAGGGGAATTTCGTCAACAACAATATTAATACCCCTATGCTTTTTTACGAGCTTTACACACTGATCTATAACACCTAGGTTGCGAAGACCAAGAAAGTCAATCTTCAAAAGACCGCATTGCTCTACACGACCCATATCCCATTGAGTGATAATGGGGTTATCTGCGCCCTTCTGCATGATGGGTAGATATTCGGTTAGCGGGTCTCTTGAGATAACGACACCAGCTGCGTGCATACCTGTCTGCCTAACTAGGCCTTCAAGACCAAAAGCTGTATCAACAATTTTCTTGCTATCAGCGTCTGATTTATAAAGAGAAGTAAACTCATCTACTTCCATACACTCGGATAGAGTTTTTGAGACTCCCAATACAGGAGGCGGCACTAGCTTTGATACCTTATCTCCGGTAGCAAAGTCGTATCCAAGTGCTCTTGCAGCGTCTCTAATTGATTGTCTTGCACCAGTTTTGTTGAAGGTACAGATGTGCGCAACTCTGTCAGAGCCATACTTTTCTCTTGCGTAGTTAATGACTTTATCTCTGTGTCTATCGTCAAAGTCAAGGTCGATATCAGGCATTGATTTACGGCCCTCAACCAAGAATCTCTCAAACATTAAGCCGAACTTAAGTGGATCGAGATTGGTTATATTAAAAGCGTAAGAAAGAATACTTCCTGCAGCTGAGCCTCTTCCCCAGCCAACTCTAATGCCACTGTCCTTGGCCCATCTAACAAGGTCAGAAACGACCAAGAAGTATTCAGGAAAGCCCATGTCCTTTACTACTTTAATTTCATAGTTGGCTCTATCAACTATTTCTTGAGGAAGATCTTCTCCATATCTTGCTCTTAGACCTTCCCAGGCGAGTCTTTCGAAATACTCAATTGAACCTTCATTGGTTGGAATAGGAAAGTTTGGAAAGTATATTTGGCCAAAGTTTAAATCAACATCAATCATGTCGTTGACATGCATAGTATTCTTTAGTAGCTCGTCAGAAAATCTTCTAGACATGTCATCATATGATTGTAAATAAAATTCATCTCCCGAAAAAGAAAATCTATCAGGAGTATTTATGTTAGAGTTAGTTGCAACGCAAAGCATTATGTCGTGAGCCTGAGCGTCGTGCCTATGAACATAATGACAGTCGCCCGTTGGGATTACTTTTGCTCCAATTTTTTGAGCTATGTCCAATAGTTGATTAAAGATTTTTCTCTGCTCTGACAGACCATGATCTTGCATCTCTATAAAATAGTTTTCCTTACCAACAATGTCTTGCATTTTCTTTGCAGACATTAGGGCAAATTCATAATCTCCTCTTAGTAAAGCTTGTGACACTTCCCCGTTTAAGCATCCTGATAAAACTATGATGCCCTCACTGTGCTCTGTTATGAGGTCGTGATCTATTCTTGGCTTACCATAATAACCTTGAAGAAAGGACTTAGATGACATCTTAATAATATTATGGTAACCAATATTATTCTTTGCCAGTATCGTAATGTGATAGGGGCCTCTTTGTTCCCATTCATTTTTTGAAGGGCCAGATCTTTCTTCTTCGTCTCTATCAAATCTAGTTTTTCTAGCCTGATAAAACTCAGAACCAAGTATAGGTTTTACGCCAGCAGCTTTTCCTGCGTCATAAAAATCAAGCCAAGAGTGAATATTACCGTGGTCTGTTGTGGCAAGACCAGTCATACCCAGCGACTTAGCTCTCTCAAGATACTTAGCTACATCACCATGCCCGTCAAGCATTGAGAAGACGGTATGGTTATGTAAGTTGGTCCAGTTTTTCAACTAATTCCTCTGTTTCTATCTGAGCTATCTAATGACTCATCTCTTGTTTCTCTGTATGTAATAACGACAACTCCGCCGCAATACTTGCATGGAATTGCCAAGCCCTCTTGGGCGAATCTACTATTGTACATATATGTCATTGGCTGATCTGATTTACATTCAGAGCACACACCAATTACATCATCTGGATCTTTTATTGCCATTTTATTCATTCTCCTTTTTTACTGATCTGTATGCAAATCTAACTGGTGATGGCGAATTTTTCTCTTGAGTTTCAACATACCTATCACCTATTCTTACCCACTTGTTCTTATGCTCTAGTGAACAATCTCCGCAACCAACTCCAGCTGAATTTGCTCTTTCGCAAGTGTAGGGTCTTCCACCAATTCCCATCTGTCTTCTTTTTATCCAGTCATTGATGTGGGCAGAAGACTTTTCGAAATTATAGTCGTGACACTGACTTAATATTTCATGAAGGAATTTAATAGAATCTTCTGTATAAGTAAGTATTGAACATAAAAACAGCCTAGCTTCGTGTTCAAGATAACCCGTTTCTTTTGCTTGCCTATACAATCTTGGTATCGCTGAGCACTTTGTCATTAGCGTCTTAGGGTCAAAAACCTTTTCTGTCTTATTTAGATCCTTAAAGGCCTTTGAACCATACTTATTAAAATACTCAAGAGGATCATCTTTTCTCTTGGACTCTTCCTCTAGCTTATAGGAACACTCTCTGTACCACTCGTTTGCTTTATAGTTAAAAGACTGAGCGGGCACCTCAACTGGTCGCAACTGCTTGGCATAATCTACGATATGCTCTGATGACCAGTTAACAAAATCGTCTGATCCATTTGGATTAAGTTGAGTCTTATAAAGATTGGTCTCTTGGTGCTTTGAGCCAGGAAGTCTCCACATTCTTCTCAGGTCATATACACTAAAATCAAGGTTTACTAAACCTAATGATTCCTTTATGCTTGCTGCAATAAATCTAAATACTTTTGGAAGAGAATTGCTAGGATTTATTCCTAAGGTAACAGGTTCGCATTCAATATGAAAACCTTTTTTACCAGTAAAATAAACTACGATAGATTCTTTGGGCATAAGCGCACAAAGGTATTTATACAGCGCTATGCACTCCCTAAGAGCTGAGTTTAGATCATCTGAATCTATATCAAAGTATAGTGGTCCAAATCGGGTTGCTTTTGTTATGTCTTCAGTGTCGTAAGCGAAGACGGAGGTGTATATCCCAACGTTATTGTTTTTGCTGGCATATGAAGGTATATCATCCTGATTAACAAACAGAGGGTTTTCACCATCTTTGTCTCTAATTACTCGTGACAAAGCGGGAACGTATCTTGCTACCTCATATTTATTCCACTTGGAAAGAAAACTATTTTCTTCTGGATTTATCTTCATAGAAGATGTATTTTACCATTTTCATCACCGAATTTCCATACAACAAGCTTAGAGTCTTCTTTCATATCCTCTGAGTTGCTTCTGTAGTAAACAGATTCGGTTATGTAGTATTCCAACTTTTTTAAGACAGTAAATCTTTTTAATAGTCTGTCTTCAACCTCGTTGCTTATAGCTTCCATCTATCTTCCACTACCTTTTCTCCATCAACAACATAGTGCACCTTCGACGCAAGATTGTCTGCAAGGTGAACAATCATGTCAAGGTAAGTTATTGGAGTGGTTTCTGGCACTGGAGACCAGGGACCAAGATGACAACGAACAAGTCTTAATATTGACTGAACAGTTTCCTCAGAAAGAAACAACGTTGAGGACTGCCCTTCACTTGCATACTGTCTATCCTCTTTTTGACAGTCTTTTACAAAAGCACCGACCGTATAGGGGTGGAGAGGGTCATAGTGCATGGGGCCTTCTTCTGAGGTGATTACACCCTTGGTAATATCATGGAGAAGACAGGCAGCATAAACGATGTCCCTATCTTCATCGCTTAAGGAGTAAGAATCCGCAAGAACGCTTGCAGCCCTAACAACTCTTCTTGTGTGCAGTACGTTACCACCGGGGCCATGCTCATCAGAGGGATGGTACTTTCCAGAAAAGCTTGAAGGTATGATCCAAAATAGGTCGCACTTTAATAAAATTGACCTAACAAAAGACTTAATGTTGTGATCTTTGATCATATTGATTTCATCAAGCAGGGGCTCAAGTTCTATGTCCTCTTCTTTGATGTTTGATACATCCTTCTTGTTTGATTCAGAAAGAATTTCGTCTAGTATACTTTTGTTTTTCATTTTGCTTTCTTTTCCTTTTTTGACCACTTATCCCATTTAGCGCATGGCTTATCAAAGGGACACGACTTGCAATACGTTGTAAGCCCTCTTCTTGAGGGAAATACCGATTCAGACGCTATAGATGAGCACCAATACGAAAGGGCATCTAAGTCTTCCTGAGATACATTATACTCAATAAATCCTGGCTTTGCACTTATTAGGTCGTAGTATCCGAACTTAGCGTCTTTAATCTTTTGTCCATATTTAAAAAAGAAAGCTCTGTGCATGCTGGCCATTTCTGCTACGTGCATGAATTCATTTTTTAAATTGTGATTAAAAGCCCATTTAATGACAAAAGTTTTACTACCAGAAGAATATATTAAATCAAATTTGTCTTCAACATAAACACCATTCCCCATTGGAAAAATATATTCACTGTCTATTCCTATGGGAATAACATCTAGATCTGAAAACTTTTCCACTAAATCCAGTAGTGCTGCTGCCGCCTTAGAGGTAAGGCTTGCAGTGTTTCCATAAAGGCTTTCGTGCTGCTCATGTATTATGTCATAAGCTGTTGTATTTTTAGGAAACCAAAGTTTTTCCCACCTATTCAGAAGAGAAGAATAAGATGGCGTTATACCACCTTGTTTTTTGTAAAAGAAAAAATGAACGACACTCTTTAGTGTATTTTCAAATCTTTGAGAGATAACAGATCTGCCGGGAATTGTTTCGGGTAGATTTTGAACATGCCTAAAATCGTACAGTCTTTCGCATATCTGGAAATCTTTAATTTGTGTAGGAGTTAATTTAATCATTTATATCCTTAGGAAATCATCATTGAATCTGCTATGTCGTCAATGTTATCTAAATCATCATCTTGAATATAGGACTCGGTTGTTATTGGTTCATACTCTTCATAAGTTTTTTTACTATCAACATAACGAACGAGTGGAGAATCATAAACGAATGTTGATCCAGTAATTCTATTCTTGGGTATTTGAAGCTGCATTATGTGCTCATCTTCTGAGTCATCGCCGCTCATAAGCTTCTTGTCTGTAATGAAGATAGTAACAGCACACTTCTGCTGAATGGCAAGAGATCCACCAGTGTCAGACTGTTGAACAACTTCTCTTTTTTCTTTCATTCTATTTGAGTTCTCTTGGGCGGTGATTATGAGAACGCAATTCATGTCTCTAGCTAGCTTTTCTAGCCTAACCATCATTTCTTCAAATTCACCCCATCGTGGCTTGCCTTTTCCGCTACCTCTTGTGAACATTGACTGTATGGTATCAATGACAATAACGTCAGGCATTCTTTCGTTGTGGCCCATGATGTCTCTGAGCCATCTTTCTAGATCTTCAAAATAAGGAGTGTCTGGATCATGCCTAACCATGAACCTATCTCCCCATTCGTCTAGTTTTGCCCTAAAAATTGACACATACTTATGCTTTTCTTCTGGAGACCAGCCTCTTGCCTCAGAGTAAACGTTCTTACCGATTATCTGAGTCATTA